TTTTTTATTCACTAGAGATTTCTTATTAGATTTTATTAAAGGTATAGATATTAATAAAATAACAATAAAAGAGAAACACTTATTATGTGAGTATGGTGTATTACCATATGATGCAATATCTGAGTTTTATGGATCTGATAAATCTATTGTTTTAGTTAATGATATTGATATTAATTTAATTAACTCATTAAATGAAAGAAAAAAAACAATTATAGTTATATATGAAGATATTCTAACTAAAGATGAGATTGACTCTTTAAGTTTATCTTTGTCAATTAATAATTTTAATACATTTGACTTAGATAATGTTTTATTAGAAATAGGTAACATCACATATTTAAGTGATGATGATAAAATAATAATAAAAAATATTTTAAACGGAGAATCACAAAAAGGTTACTCTGATGATATTTATAAAATAAAATAGAATGGAATATTTAAATACAGGTAGTAACTTAGGTACAGGTTCAACAACAGTACTTAGTGCATCTACAACAACAAAATACTTAGTTAAGACAGTTCATGCGACTAATGTTTTTAGTGCTGACACATCTTTTAACCTATCTTGGGTAGATAATAGTGGTTCACAAACTTATTATTTAGGATATAATGTTACGATACCTCAATCATCTTCATTTCAAGCGTTAGATGGTACATTTACATTAGATAATTTAGATAGTTTACAAGCTAGTTGTGGTGATGCTGATGCAATTGATTTATCAATCTCTTATATGGAAATAACTAATTCAGAAGGGTAATATTATTCACCATACATATCTTTAGGTTTGTCGCATTGTTCTTTGATTAATTTTTCGACAAACGCAAACATTTTTAAACCATTCTCTTCACAATACACTTTTAACATCTCATGTGTCTTTGGTGTAATCTTTAGATTTTTAGTCCTTTTCATGCCTTTTATTAAATAAGTATACAAAAGTATGATTTTTTTCATACTAAATACACATATAATACAATGTATTATAAAACTTTGATAAAGTTGGGCATATTTATAATGAAAAGGATAAAATAATAAAACAAATAAAAAATTAAATTAAATGGCATCAACAGACAGAATTTTTGTAAGTCCAGGTGTATTCACATCGGAGAAAGACTTAACATTTGTCACAAGACAAGTAGGGGTTACCACATTAGGTTTAGTGGGAGAAACACCTAAAGGTCCAGCATTTGAACCAGTATTTATTTCAGACTATGACGAATTCCAAAAATATTTTGGTGGATTAAATAGTGATAAGTTTGAAGGTTCTGGATTTCAGAAATATGAATTAAATTATATTGCTAAATCTTTCTTATCACAAACAAACCAATTGTATGTGACAAGAGTATTAGGTTTATCAGGGTATAAAGCAGGTGCGGCTTGGTCACTTACTATTGACGCATCTATCGATCCAGACACTGTTGTAGAAACTTCTAATGGTGACATTTCCCCATTAGCTATGACTTATTCAGCATCTACTGCTGGTACACCTATAAGTATTGAATGGAACGCATCAGCTTTAGGTATCGAAGACTTATATAACGATGGTGAATTAACAAGTGAGTTTAGTAATTTGGGTAATTTGACTACTGGTCAAACAATTACCTTATCAACACCTAAATATGTTAAAACAGGTAGTGATTTTGCAGGGGCAACATTCAGCTTAGAAATCACAGCACAAGGTGTTTCAGGATCAGATCCATCAATAGTAACTGGTACAACATCAGCTTCTACATATATTCAATATAGTGGTACAGCTTATAGTGATGTAGAAGGAAGTGTAGTTGCTACTTTAAGAAGTAGGGGTTCAGTTAACTCTGATGAGGAAATGGTATTTGACGTTCCTGTTAGTGCAGCAACTGAAGTTGATATTGAAGGTGCAGACGCTGACACGATAGAAAAAGATCCACTATCTACTTTCACAATTACAGGTACAAATAGAGATTTAGATACATTCTCTTATAATGTGTCTTTTGACTCAACAAAGAAAAATTACATTACTAAGGTATTAGGTACTTCACCTTCAGATAAAGATTCAGAATTATTTGTAGAAGAAATTTATAAAAATACTTTAGATGATTTAAATGCAGATGGTAAAGTAAGAGGTATTAACTCTGAGATTATTCAAATAGAGAGTAATTTAAATGACTACGATCAAGAATATACTTCAGCAGTTACACCTTATGTATTATCCGAATTAAGAGGTACTGATTTATTTAGATTATTTAGGTTTATCACTATTTCTGATGGTGATGCCGCAAACAAAGATATTAAAGTATCAATAATTAACATCAAACCAGATGATAGAACTTTCGACTTAGTTGTTAGAAAATTTTATGATGATGATGCTAGACCAGTTATTGTAGAGAAATTCTCAAAACTTTCTATGAATCCAACAGATAGTGGGTTTATCGGTAGAAAGATTGGTACTGCAGATGGTGAGTTTGTATTAAGAAGTAAATACATTATGGTTGAAATGGCTGATAGGTATCCGGAAGATGCTTTTCCAGCAGGTTTTGAAGGTGTTTCAGTTAGAGATTATGAAGGTGGTAATGGTACTGCTAAATCTCCATTAATTGAATATAAAACTTCTTACACTAACAATGAAAAGAAAAGAAAGGCTTACTTAGGTTTAAGTACAGATATCGGTGTGGATCAAGATTTCTTTAACTATAAAGGTTTAGATAATGGTGAGGCTTGGACAGGTAGAACAGAAGGTTTCCATATGGATTCTGGTGTTACAACAACTGTAATTGCAGGTATATCTAACTCTTTTCAAGTAGGTAATGCAGAATTTAGAAATGATGCTGATTTAGCTAATACAGATTATGAAAGAATAGATTCTAGAAAATTCACATTCGCACCATTTGGTGGTTATGATGGATGGGATATCTATAGAACTAAAAGAACAAATGATGACAGATATAAAATCAATGGTAGTAAAGCTACTTTAGGTTTAACTTCAGGTACATTCGAACCTAGAATCACTTCTACTGAGGTAGATGGTTTAGATACTGACTGGTACGCATACTTCGAAGGTATTAGAACTTTTGCTAATCCAGAAGCTGTTAACATTAATATTTTTGCAACGCCAGGTATTGATTCTAGAGATAACATCTCTTTAATAGAAGAATCAATTGATATGGTGGAAGAAGAAAGAGCAGATTCGTTATATCTAATAACGACACCTGATACTGATAGTAGTGGTGTAGTTGCATTAACACCAGATGAAGCAGTAGATGTTATTGAAGATTCAGGTATTGATTCTAACTACTCAGCAACTTACTTCCCTTGGTTACAAATGCAAGATACTGAAAATAACCAATATGTATGGTTACCACCTACATTAGAGGTTGTTAGAAACATTGCACTTACAGATAATATTGCTTTCCCTTGGTTCGCAACTGCAGGTATCAATAGAGGTACAACAAACGCAATCAAAGCGAGAACTAAATTAACTTTAGATCAAAGAGATACTTTATATGAAGGAATGATTAACCCAATGGCAACATTCTCAGACGTAGGTGTGGTAATTTGGGGTAACAAAACATTACAACAGAAAGAAACAGCACTTAATAGAATTAACGTTAGAAGGTTACTATTACAAGCTAGAAAACTTATTTCAGCAGTTTCTATCAGATTGTTATTCGAACAAAATGATGATGTAGTAAGAAATCAATTCTTAACATTGGTTAACCCTATTTTAGATAACATTAGAAAGGAAAGAGGTTTAACTGACTTTAGAGTACAGGTAGATAGTGATCCAGAATCTATTGATAGAAACGAATTAAATGGTAGAATCTTTGTTAAACCAACGAGATCATTAGAATACATCAGTGTTGAGTTCAACATTACTAACACAGGTGCTAACTTCGATAATATCTAATAATAAAAAAAATGATGTGGGGGAGAAATCTCCCACATTTATTATATACCTATGAAAGTACAATTAACAGAATCACAATACAATAGATTGTTAGAGTTTCAAAAAAGAGCGTATTCTTTTGATTGGGATGATAACATTCTTAATATGCCAACACAAATACATTTAGAGAAAAAAGTGGGTGGTGAATTTATTCCTGTGGATGTTTCTACATCAGAGTTTGCTGAGATGAGACATTTAGTGGGAACAGAGTATAGATTATTAAACGATAATCCTTTAGAAGCATTTGCTGATTTTAGAGATTATGATGCATTTATGAGAGATACACAAAAAGCAGTTAGAAATAATTCATACGGACCTAGTTTCGATAAGTTTAAAGAAGCTTTAATGTATGGTAACGACTTTTCTATCATAACGGCTAGAGGACAATCACCAAAAGCTCTTAGAGATGGTACAAGATTATTAATCGATTTAACATTCTCTGATGATGAAAAAAGAACAATGGAAGATAATTTAAGAGGTACTTCAATAGATCAGTATTTAAGTTTACAAGATTACCATCCAGTATCTTCAGATGAGTTTAAAGAAAAGTTTGGTGCTGAGGGTGGTGCTGAAAATCCAGAAGTTGCAAAAACAATTGCATTAAGAGATTTTACAGGTAGAGTTGTTAGAGCAGCAAAAAAATTAGAAATGAACCCTGAATATAAAGGTTTAAGTGTGGGATTTAGTGACGATGATTTAAAGAATGTAGAGTTAGCTAAGAAGTTTATAGGTAACGAATTAAAGAAAACTTACCCTAACGTTAGATTTTTAGTATACGATACTTCAGATCCAAAAGACACAAAGAAAAAAAGAATTGTTATCAAAAGATAATTTTTTTAAAAACTAAATATTTATAAATAAAAAGAATAAAAAACAAATTAAAACAATAGAATTATGGCAGATATGTTAATGAGAATGCCCGTACCTTACGAGCCGTTAAGAAAGAATCGATTTATATTAAGATTCCCTGATGAATTGGGTATTCAAGAGTGGTGGGTGTCAACAGCATCTAGACCAAAATATACGAGTGAAGAAACAGAAATTCCTTTCCTTAATACATCAACTTTTGTGATTGGTAGATTTAAATGGGAAAGTATTTCAGTAACATTTAGAGATCCAATCGGTCCATCTGCTACACAAGCATTAATGGAGTGGGTTAGATTACATTCTGAATCAGTAACAGGTAGACAGGGTTATGCTGCAGGTTATAAGAAAGATGTTGAATTAGAAATGTTAGACCCAACTGGAGTTGTTGTACAGAAATGGATTTTACAAGGTACTATGTTAAATGATGCTGATTTTGGTTCTTTAGATTATTCATCGTCTGATTTGGCAGACATTAGTTGTACTTTAAGATTCGATAGAGCAATTAGTGTATTCTAATAAACACAATAAATAAAGATATAATAAAGCCTTTCATTAATGGAAGGCTTTTTTTGTTTAATGTAATATTTATAAAGAAAAGATTATATATGAAAAATATGAATAAACAATTTGGTAGAATTAAGCAACTTTTTACTGAAGAAAGGTTATATGGTAATTTAGTAGACTCTAAAGAAGTTTTAGAAGAACAATTATTCGATAAAGAAAGAAGAAAGGCAAATAAAGAAGATCGAAAAGAAAAAAGATCGGATATGAAAGCTGCTAGAAAAGAAAAAAGAACAGATATTAAAGCTGCAAAAGATAAATTTAAATCATCAAAAGATGATATTAAAAAAGATTTAAAACAAGATTTAGAACAAAATAAACAAAAATCTAAATCAACAGAAGGTCCTACAGAAGAACCTCAAACAGCGTCTGTAGAACAACCAAAACCAGAGGCAAAACCAAAAGCTAAAGCAGGTGGTGGTATTGGTAAATCTGGAAAAGCTGGTGATAGTAAAGATGTTTTAAAAGATAAAGAACCAAAAAAATTAGATGGTAGTAGATTACAGAAAGGTTTTGATTATGTAATCGACAATAATAAAGATGTATATAAGATTAATAAGAAAACAGGTAAAATAGATACGGTTTATACCTTTAATGAGTCTTTTGATAAGTCTTTATTATTTAAATCTGTATTAAGTGAAGACTGGAATAAATTAGTTAAAGAAGCTTATTATACGGTACAAACTTCAGAAGGTCCAAAAAAGATGAGTGATACATTCACAAAAATTGCATCAAATGCATTTGATGGTGGGGTTGTCGATATTGATAAAGTAGGTGTTACAATTACATTACCATTTAAAAATACTGAAGAGGGTAATGCTTTTAGACAATGGGTTAACGATACCTATCCAGATAAAGCTAAAAAATTAAATTTAGATTCTACAGGATCTTTTAACAATTCTTATATTCAAAAAGCTTTTGAAGAATTGGGTGAGGAGTATCAAGAAAGTTTAAAAACTCCTGAAAATACAGAAACTCCTGAAGAAACTTCAAGTGAGGAATCATCGGATGAATCATCGGAGGAATCATCGGATGAATCATCGGAGGAAGAATCATCAGAGGAAAGCTCTGAAGAAGAATCAAGTGAAGAAACTCCTGATACAGAAACAGGAAATGATACTATAATAGATAAATTTTTAGAAGATAACCCTCAACATGGAGAGATTACACAAGATCAATTTGAAAAGAAAGAATCTGGATATGAAGATTTTCAGAAGGTTGAAGATTCAAATAATAATCTCCATTATTACGCAATACAAATATCTTCTGCTTGAACAGATAATAAAAATTCTTCTACATAGATTGATGGTGATGAATTACCTAAAATAAAGATAAGAAATTATATTATTTTAAGCCTTCCATTAATGGAAGGCTTTTTTTGTTTAATGTAATATTTATAAAGAAAGATTAAGATTAATGAAAAAGGTATTAAAAATAACTGAATCACAGTATAGAAAGTTGTTATTATTTGAACAAGGTGATGAGAAAGAATTTAAAATGGATTATAAAAAACTTAAAAATAATCCATCACCAGAATATATTGCGGCAGTTATAAAAAACTCTAAAGGTAAGTGGAATGATGAAGAGGCTTGGGCACAATCTGCTTTTGAGGCTATAAAAGATTTAAATACTTATAACAAAGTAAAACAAATATTGAAGTCTGACCCTTATAAGTTTGTTAAATCATTTATGGATACCGATGAAGATTATCATAAAAATGGTAATACAATAGATAAACTTTATTATAAAATATATAATCTAAAAGGGGCTGGAACCCCATTTAAAATGGATTATAAAAAACTTAAAAATAATCCATCACCAAAATATATATCAGATGTCTTAGAAAAGTCTAGAGGTGGTTTGGGTGATGATAAAGAGGCTTGGGCACAATCTGCTTTCGAATCTATAAAAAATCAAGAAACATATAATAAAGTACAAGAGTTTCTTGGTGGGAATGATCCATATGAGTTTGTTAAATCATTTATGGGTACTAATATAGATTATCATGATAATGGTAATACCATAGATAAACTCTATGATAATTTATTTCCAGAAAACCCTAGATTTCATTTTATATGTAATGATTTAAGTGCAAGAAACTCTAAATATGGGGAAATACCTAAACATGGTGAAAAATGTTATTCTTGTGGTAAAGAACTGAGACAATATTGTAAATCTAAAGGTTCTGTTCCAACATTAAAAACAATGAAAGGATCTGATTGGGATGAATTTTTTGGTAAACGTAAATATAGTAAATATGAAACACCTATGTATGGTGGTCATTGGGATAATGATGAATATACTTATTGTGTTTGTGCAAAAGGAATAACTAAGAAATCAGGAAAAGATTACTATTTCTTAGAAGATAGGGGCACTTATATAAGTGCCGCCCCATCTGATGTAGAGTTAAGATTAATTAAACAACAAAGATCAGAATATCTTAAAAAAATAAAGGAAAATGTTGATGCAGGGGGGTTATCAGAGGCATTTGATTGTTCTGTATATAGAAAAGAAGGTGATGAAAAGTCTTGGTGGAAATACCAACAATGTGTTACAGAAAATGCGTCTATGGCGGTATCTGTAGTACCAGTTATTGGTACCGCCTTTTCTGCAATTTTAGATACGGTTAATGCTGTCAGTTATTTGGGTTCAGCCTTTCTTGGTAGTAGTGAAGAAATACAAAGTGAAGACTTTCTTATGGCTGCAATTTCATTAGGATCTGTTTTACCTGTTTTTGGTGAAGTTAGATCAGTGGCAAAAATAGCTGGTAGAGAAGCTAAAGCAGCGCAAAATATAATAAAAGAATTAGAGAAAGAGGGTCTTAAAAATTTGGAATCTGCAGGTAAGTTTGACGATTCTTTTAACATGTTAAACAATACTTACACTAGACATACATCAGAATTAAGTAATAATCAAAAAAATAATGTTAACAAACTATTAAATAGTATAGGTAAAATAAATGAAGCCAAAATAACTCAACAAGTTGAAGTTCTTGAAGATATATTAAAAATATATAAAAAAAAGGGATTAGAAAAGATACATTTAGAGAGATTATTAAAGGATGAAAACTTTATTACTTTACTTAATAAAAATGGTAATGATTTATCAAGAACATTAAAATCTCAACAAGGAAAAGAAATGGTAACTAATATTATCGTTCAATTAGGTGTTGGTGGTTTTATAGGGTCACTTAATACGAAATTAAAAAAGGTTGAGAAGGAGACAGAAAAAAGAAGAGATACCTCACTTAAATCTTTGGGGTATAGTGATGAAGAGATTGCAAAAATAGAACGTGAAGTTCAGGCAGAAGTTACTATTAACTTAGAGGAACAAACAAAAATACTTAAATCAATAAATAAAAAATATGAAAATTACCCATCTTTACAAGAATTAGAGCAAGAAACTAAAGATATGGTAAAGAATATAAAAGTTAATATGGTGATAACATCAAGTGTTGATACTTTAAAGGAGAAGGGAGATACCACTAATATTACACCAAATGTGGTTATCGATACTGCAGTTGTAGAATCTAAAACTTCTAAATGGGTACAAAATTTTGATCATATAGAATTTAAAAATGAACAAAATACTATGAAAAATAAAATTATAATCACTGAAAGCCAATATAAAAGATTGTTTTTAGAACAATCATCAAAACAAGAATGCCTTAATGATGAAAATTCAAAAAAATTATTATCTTTTTTGGAAAAAGATTATAATGATAAAAATCCTAAAATTTATGCATATGATTCTCGTAACAACACTTGCGTAATTAAACTAACTGATGGGCAAAATGTTAATGTATATTTACAAGTAAGTGCTGGTGGTATCGTAATCGCAGAAAAACAAACTCAATATTATTACACATCTAAATTTGAGTTTACGGGTGGTGAAATAAATATAACTGAACAACCTATACCAGACACATATAAAGATGAAAAATGGAATCATGGTAGTATATCTTCTATTGAAGACATATTTAATAAATATGAGGTTAAACCCAAACCCAACAAAAATAAAGAAAAAATTGTACTAGATAAACTTGTTACACATGTTAAAAATAATAATTGTGATACAGTATATTACCTAGCAGTAGAATTTACACCGAAGAAAGTTGGTAATGATACATTTTGTAAAGTGATGAAAAAGTTTAAGACTGATAATAATGATAAAACCCCTAAGGCAATAATATCAAAAAATAATGAAAAAAGAAAAGGTTGTTTTGGCAATAATAAAGTTTATAGTAATAGGAAAGACCTTATCGAAAAAAATGAAAACTATTTTAATGAAAAATGTAATAAATAGATATTATGGAAAATTATAAAAATACAGAAGAACAAATTGCAAGAATTAAACAATTAATTAGTGAAGAAACCTTATATGGTAAACTAGTTGATAATAATTTAATAACAGAAGGGTCTGGTTTGAGATCAATTGTTGATGATATTATTGATATATATCAAATTCCGGTTGCCTACATTGACAATGTTAAAAACGCATTACCTGATGGTATTGAGACTACATTAAAAAATTTAGATTCTTTTACAAAAATTAATAAAGTTATTGGTGATGATTTTTCAATTGCTGATTTTAAGAAATATTTAGGAAGTAATGGTGATTTTACAAATGATATCAAAACGTTTCTTAAAGATGTCAATATAGAATTAGATGATACTATTACTACTGGAATGAAGATAGATAATCCAAATTATAGTCCACTTCTTGTACACCAAAAAAATTGGGGACAAAGTGTTGATGAAGTTATAGAACAAATAAAAGGTTTAGATTTATCATCAGGTGTGGTTAGTGTTGATGATGTAGAAAAAACTTTTTTAAAAAACTTTGATGAATTCATCAAAAACTATAAAAAAGTTGCTGCAAAATATAAAAACCTAAAGGCCTTTAATAAGGCTATAACACATTTCTTTGGGAATCATGAAGGTGATTTAATAGGTCTCCTTACAAAAATTCAAGACCACTATAAAAAAGTTATTAATGTTAAAGATTGGGGTAATTATAAAGCTTATATAGGTCGTTACAAAGAAGGATGGAATAATATCATAAATGCTAAAGGAAAGTGGGCTAAAGTTAAAGAATACGCTAAGTTATCATACAAAGTATTACCAGTAGGATATTATCAGAAATACATTAATGCTTTGATTGCAAAAACACTTATTATGGTGATTTATTGTAACGAGAGAGAACAATACGACCCATTTCAAATGGAGGAGGGAGTTATACATAATAAAAAAATAATTAAAGAAGATGAAGAGGGGTATACGGCGCTTGACCCAACTAAGAATGCGATTTTATCCGTTTGGGATAATATTTACCCTATTTTAAATATTATATCAGTATTTTTTCAAATACCGTTTACAACTATTATGCTTGACCCTATGAAACTTCTTGGTGCAGGTTTTAGTGATATGAGTTGTGAAAATTTTTATGTTAGAAGAATAAAAGACTTTGAGTCAGAAATAGTTTCATTAATAGATAGTGGTGAATCTTTAACAATTAAAATGGATGATGGTGAGATAAAGACTCTTAGTGGGTCAGAATTAAAGTCTGAACTTGATAAAGCAGTCGACAAATTTAAAAGTGCGGGTGAAGATCCTTTGCAGTTATTAAAAGATTTATTTACCTTTGGTAACGATATCTCATCTTTTACTTTAGTTGGTGATAATGGTGAGGATATTCCTATGTTAGATAGTAAAAGAATAAACCCAAAGTGGTTAAATAAAATTAAAGAGTTACATGAAGAATATGGTGGAGGAGAATAATAAATATGATATTAAAAGGTTAGAATATTTATTATCATTATTAAATGATGATAGTGTTACTGAAGAAATTTTATTATCACTTTCTAATGAAATTAAAGAGTTAATGGGTGAAGATGAAAAATCTTCACAATAAAAAATAATATATTACATATTTATATAAAAAAAGAGTTTTATGGAACAAAGTCCTCACATAGCAAATATGAATCCGAATTTCGTACCGGATGAATATAAAGAACAATATGATGTATTAGAATTACCATCACAAGGTATTCTATATAAGAATAAAAAATCATCAGTTAAGGTTTCTTATCTAACAACAATTGATGAAAATATTCTATCATCACCAAATATTATTAATAGTGGTAAGTTAATAGATATTCTTTTAGAAAGAAAAGTTAAAGACTTAGGTTTTGATACTAAAGATTTACTAGAAGGTGATAGAATGGCAATTTTAATATTTTTAAGATCAACTGGTTTAGGTGATAAATACACACAAGCAGTTGTGGACCCAGAAACAGGTAAAGTTGTGCCAGGTGAAATTGATTTACCTTCTTTAACACAAAAGAAATTATCCATACAACCTGATGAAAATGGTGAGTTTGATTTTGAATTACCTCAATCAAAACATAGAGTTAAGTTTAGATTCTTAACAGGTAGAGATGAAGAAGAAATAGATTTACAAGATAAAAACTTAATGGAAAGAAATGGTGATGATATTTCACAAAAAATCACATTAAGGTTGGAAAGAGAGGTTATGGAAATCAATGGTGAAAGAGATAAAATGAAATTATCAACAATCATTAAAAAACTTTCATTAAAAGATAGTAGATCACTTAGAAAATATATAACGGATTTAGAGCCGGGAATTGATTTTAATACTAAAGCCACAACGCCAGGAGGAGTTGGTGTTGCCACCTTTCTTAGAATCGGAACAAATTTTCTATGGCCTGAACTCTAATTATCTTCAAGCAATCCAAACGCAAATATTATTTTTAGTTACTAAAGGTTTCTCATATTCTGACTTACTTTCTATGCCCACATGGCAAAGAAATAATTTTATAAATATGTTACAACCAAAAGAAGAGTAGTGTTTTTATAAAATAAGATATTTATTAATAAAAACTATTATGGATTTAAATGATAAAATCAAAAAACAGAATTCATTAATTGAAAGTCTGAATTCAGATATTGACTCTCTTTTGAATGAGCAAATAAATTATTTAAGTAATCTTGGTACAGCTATTAAAATAGTGGGTAAAGTTGTTGGTGCAATACCTAAAGGGGTATATAAAAAGGGTATGGATTTCATATCTAAAAAAATTGAAGATCATGAAAAAGAGGTAGAAGAGTTAGAGAAAGAAGAAGATGAGTCTAACACAATTGATATTGATGAATTGTTAGCTAAGATTGAACAATTAGAATTATTAGCTAGTAGTTTAGAAGAGAAAAAAGAAGAATCCCTAAAATATAAAAGAGTGGTTATTGATTTTAAGAAAAAAACCAAATTAGATATTTTATCTATGAAATCTCCAGAATTTAAAAGAAATCTAATGGGTACTATGTATTTTAAAGTTCTAGATATTAATGAAGATGAAAAATATATGATACTAAAAACTAGTGGTTATTCTAGAATAGATGAATCTTTATTTTTTAAACTTGAGTATAAGGGATTAGAAACCTATAAAGATCAAAAAGGTGATATTAATTTAATTTATAGTAGACATAGAAACCCATCTATTAACCCAGTAGAAGGTGAGATAGAAGATTGCTATTATAGAATAATCCAACTAAAGTAACTAATAGAAAATTATGGCTAAGCAGTTTTGTCTAAAGGAATTAGATGAATTAAAAAAAAATACTA